CTGACATTGGCCGTAGCCCTCGTGGTTGAGAGCCGGTTCGGGGCAGTAGCACTTGCGGTGCGCGTGCTCCACCGACAGGCAGTCGGAGTGGTACAGGTCCGGCTCGCCCTGCCACCACCGGCCACGCGGCTTGCGGCTCTCGGTGGTCATCCCCAGCCACCCAAGGCGAGCAGCGTCTCCAGCGCCCAGCAGCCCAGCCCGAGCGCGACGAGGTTGACCCGCGCGCCGCCGATGCCGAACGCGGCCAGCCCGAACAAGATCACGGCGGCCAGCAGCAGGATCACCCACAGCGGGTGCGCGGACAGTCCCGCGCCGGACGCCAGGCCGGTCACGGCGTTGCCGCCGGGGGTTCGCCGTGGATGGACACGTCCACGGACACGGTGCCGGCGGCCAGCGCCTCCGCCGTGGCGGCCTTGACGGCGGCCACGACCTTGTCCACGGTCAGGTCGTTGGTGCCGGCCGCGATCAACGCGGCGAGGGCGGTGACGGCGGTGGACTCGGCGGCCTGCGCCTGCTCCAGCCGGGCCACGGCCTCCGCTGACGCGCCGGCCTCGGTGCGGTCGCACCAGAACTGCCACAGGGCGTCGTACTCCGCCTCGGTCAGGGCGTCGCCGACCATGGCCTTGCGGAACGCGCCGCCGAGGAGCGCGGTGGGGAACCCGACGCCGCCGCCGGGTATCAGTGCGCGGCCGGGCCGGTTGGGGGCCTGGATGTAGGGCATGGTCGGGTCCTTCCGGTCGGGCTCGGGCGGGGCTTGGGTGCGGGGCCACTGGCCCCAGTCGTCGAGCAGGATGGTGCTCCGGTCACACTGCACCCCGTCGGAGTAGACGTAGCCGACCTGCTGGTACAGCGCGGCGCGGCGGCTCACCCTCGGGGAGCCGTCCGGGTTCCGCCCCGACCAGGCCCGGGTCTGCCAGCCGTAGGCCGCCTTGCCGTTGCTCAGGCAGTGCTCGATGACGTCGTACTCGCCGTACACGCCGACCTTGTCCCGGCCGATGATCGTGGCGGCGCCGTCAAGGCAGGCATCGACGGCGGCGAGTTGGCCGGCGGTGGTGATGTCGAGGTCGCACGCGAAGTACACGACCCGGTACGTCTGGCCGAGGTTGCCCAGGTCGGCGTGAGCCCGCGCGGCGGCCGTCTGGCCGGCCACCTTGCCGCCGAGCATCCAGCCCGCGGTCGCCTCGTAGACGAACGCCTGCGGGGTGCCGTCGGCTTGCCGGGCGATGGCCTCGGCCTGGGTGAGGTTCTTGCTCCGGCCGGGCGTGCCGACGTAGCGGACCGTGCCCACGAACGGCGCGATCTTCCGCGGCCAGCCGGCCGAGTAGTCCAGGACTTCGGGCATGCGCGTCCCCCCATCTGTCCACAGTGGAACGGCCGGTATGCCAGCGGGTATAGATTCGGCGGGTCAGCGCCGGCGGGAAGCGGCCAGTCGCCCCTCCGGGTCGAGGGCGAGCCTCGCCGCCCGCGCCTCAGCCTCCACGGCCTGCTGCTGCGCCAGCCGGTCCGCGAGGATCGCCTGCAACTCCTCGATCCGCGCCTCGGTCGTCTCGATGGTCGCCAAGTCCGCGTCGGACGGCTCCCGGCCGGCGGCGTGGTCCAGCGCAACGACCTTCCGCAGCATCACCAGCGTCACCCGGGTCTGGTCCAGCTCCGACTGCCGCGCGGCCGTCATGTCGCTGTTCACCAGAGTGTGTATCGCGTCGAGTTTCCCGTCCGTCGATGCGGTCGCCGCGGCGACGTGCGCGGCGACCGCATCGGTGCGGGCAATCGACTCTTGCTGCGCCGCCAGCAGCAGCCGAGCCGCCTCCGCGGCTTTCGCGGCAACCTTGTCGTCCCGGTCCCACGTGGCCTGCTGATCCTTGCGCCGTTCGCGGCCGTTGGCGCGGATCGCGATCCACGTGCCCAACGTCGGCAGGATCGCGACGATCAACCCGACGATGACGGCGCTCACGGGGTTCCCTCCCGCGGCGGCCACGGCACCACCGGCCGGCGGCCTCTCCCATCCCAGGTGACGGCCAGGCTGCGCGGGACAGCAGCCACCCCGCCACGTCCACCCCGCTTCCCGGCGCCGTGCCGGGAAGCGACACCGACGCGGTCACATGCCCCGGCTGCGGGTACGGCCCCACGTCGCCGATGAGCGCCTGCACGCCGGCTGGGAGCAGCGCGGCCAGCTCGTCGCAGACTTGCGGCCCACCGGGGTCGGTGAGCTCCGGGGCCTGCACCCCGCGCGGACCCGTAGACGTTGCCCCCGTCCGCGACCAGCCCACCCGCGGGCGGGAGCGTCATGGCTACAGCGCATCCAAGGCGACCGCCGCAGGGTCGGGACCGTCGAGGCCGTTGCTCGGGGTCGGCCCTACGATCGGCTGGCTCCACCAACCCGACGCTCGGGGCAGCCGCAGCACGTCCGCCTGCGCCACCCGGAACGCTTTGGCTGTCGTGGCATCGGGCACCCACACCAACCCCGTAGCGCCCTGGGCGAACCACGGCGGGTGCGGCACAGCCGTGGTCTGGACGACGCTGGCGACGATGGGGACAGCGGTCACGGGCTCTCCTGGGTGCAGTCGTAGCGGATCGGGTCGGGTACCAACGAGCAGTGCAGCACCCGCTGGCTGAACGGGTCGGTTATGTCGATGGCCGGCGGCGGCGGCGGCGGCGTGTGCGCTACCACCCAGAAACCCCACCCCAACGCCGTCACCGCGGCAAGAGCGAACATCAGCAGAGCATCCCGCCACGGCGGCAGCCACCACCACCGGGTCCACCGCCACCGCGGCCCTTGCATCTCAGACTCGCGGCGCTGCAGGTCCCACGCGTCACCGACCACGGCGCTCAGGTCCCGTCCTTCGGCATGCCGTCCCGCTCGGCGTCGCACTGACTGCAGAACCACTCACGCCGGGTCATCGCCACGCCCATAGCAGCAGCAGCACCCCGACTACCACGACGACCGTGCACGTGGCCGACGCCCGGGAGGCCCGCAGGTAGCGGGCGGCGACGCGGCGGCGGCGGACAGCCAACGGCCGACCAGGGCGTCGGCCGGGACCTTCCCCGCCAGCACCAGCCCGGCGGCGACCATCGGCCACGCGGCCGGTCGCCACAGCGCCTCGTGCACCTCGATACCAAGCCCAGTCACCAGCGTCAGGGCGTCGCGGATCCATCGAGACCACAAGCCGGCCCCCTCTCCTGCGTCGTACCCACCCGCCGCGTGGTCCGGAGCGGGGTCAGAACTTCTTGGCGATGATCCGCCGGTTGTCCGCGGTGAGCGTGACCGCCGTGACGACCTTGAACTTCGGCGTGAACACGAACGACCCCGACGTGGACGCGATGTACACCGACGCCCGGGACACCGTCTCGCTCTGCGTGTTCGTCGTCGCCGCCGCATCCGCGTCCGCGGGAGCGACCGTCGCCGCGCCGCTGATCGCATACCCCATGAACCCGATGCCGGAGCCCGCCGACACCTTCAGGTATCCGGACACGATCACCAGAACCGCCTGCCCGGTGACCAGACTGAGGGTGACCCCGTTCGCCGCGCCGGCCGCGAGGTCGGTGTACGACGTGCTGGTCGTCGTGGACGACCCCGAGGTGTCCGCCTGCTGCGGGTCGAACGTGATCGCCGTCATGTCGGCGGCGGACAGGACGTGTCCGTCAACCCACGTGGTGTAGGGCACGACTGCTCCTCACATCGCCAACGCGTTAGAACCCAGCACGCCCAGCGACTGGTGGCCGAGCATGAAGAACGCCCACTTCGTCGCCGACTGCAACGACCATGTCGTCCGCCACCTCCGTGCCCGGCAGTCGATGTCGTGGACTATCCCGCGGATGAACACTTCCCGGACGATCGGACCCCCCCCGCCCGGCGGCCGGCGCACCACCCGGATCCGGTCCCCCAACTCCCGACCCAACACCTGCGGGAACAACCGGGCCGGGTCCCGCAGCGGGTCAATCACCAGTTCAGAGACCCGCAGCTCGTTGTCTTTGCTCTGGTAGACGATCCAGTTCGCCCAGTTCAGGGCGTCGCCGTCGGTCTGCAACAGCAGATCTGAGCGTTCGGTGGTACGCGTCATGTACAGCGCCTGCGACAGCGCGTCGGAGACAGTCTGTGTGGCGCCCCCGGCCCGGGACACATTCGCCAGGTTCACCAGTTGTGTGTCGTCGTAATCCAAGGTCACGTCGGAGTACGGCAACTCCACCAGCCTGCGCGACGACGACGCGTGGGCGATGCTGTCCCACTCGCCGCCAGCCTGGTCGCCGTCGCAGTAGTCTGTCAGGCTGCCGGCTTCGACTTGCGCCCCGTCGAGGTAGCACGTCTGCCCGGCGGTGGTGTCCGTCACGGGCCACACTTGCAGGATCGCCGATGATGTCGGCACCACGCATGACCCGGACAGCCGCACCCACGTGTCGGTCACGCCGCCAGTAGTCGAGCCGAACGCCACACCGGCCACGACGAGAAACACCGACGGCGACCCCGCCGGGACGTACGCCCACACGCTGAACGTGTAGGACCTGCCGGGGACCAGCCCGCCGAGGGTGGCACCGACCTGCACCAGCGGAACATCGGTGACCTGAGTGGCGGTCGCCCACGTCACCAACACCGAACTGGTGCCGTACTTGGCCTGCGCCGCCGACTGCGCCACCGTGGGCTGGTGCGCGAACCCGCCACCCGAGTACCCGGTGATCGCCGTCTCCACCGACGGGTTGGTGTGCAGGTTGATCGTCGCCCTGGTCGTGGTGTCGAACGCGTCGCCGAACAGGGCCATCGGCCGGGACGACCGCAACTCCTCCAAGGCGGCCTGCCGGTTGCGGAACACCACCCGGCCGCCGCCGTCCACGTACAGGTCACCGATCTCGGAGTCCGCGACCAACGCCAGCTCGGACAGGACGTCGCCGTCGAGGATCGTGGCCTGCACCGTGGAGTCGCCGGTGGCGACGATCCGGTCCACGGCCGACCAGTTCGCCGAGTTCAACACCCGGTTGATGCGGGCCCCCGACGTTTCTCCGGCGCCGACGGAGCCGGTGGCGATGCGGGAGAAGTTCGCGAAAATCTTGAACGCGTCGGTAGCGGTGAACGTCACCGAGGAGTACCGGGGCTGCGCGTAGTTGATCGGCAGTGAGTCGATGTAGCCGCGCCACAGGTCGTAGGTGATGCCGTCCCACGTCGCGGCATGCCGCAGACCGCGCATCGGCGTGACCTGCGTTAGCCCGGCGGATACGTACGGCCCGGCCAGATTCGTCGGGTCGAACCTGCGGTCGGAGTTGTTCAGGACCGTGGTGGAGGTGCCCGGTTCGGCCCGGACGATCGGCGACCGCACCCTATTCGTGCCCCGTTGGGTGGTGACCGTGTGAACGTAGGGGGTGATGTCCGACCACACGTCCGCGCCCGGGGCCAGCGTGCCGGTGCCGAGGAGGCCGCGGGTCTGGTCGCCCAGTTGCAGGTAGGTGGACGTGCTCGCGCCGACGGAGAACGACGCCGAGGAGATCAGCGTCGGGAACGTCACCGGGCGACCTTGACGGTGCCGCCGCCGTCCACGTACGCGGCGATCTGCTGGGCGATCTGCCGGCCCGCCTCCCGCAGGTTCGCCCCGGCGGCGAAGGAGTTGTTGAGCGTGATGTAGGTGGTCCTGCCAGCACCGACGCCACTGCCGGTTGCGGCGCCCAACGTCGGCAGCGTCAGGATTCGGCCGTTCTGCTCCGGCACGAACAACTCCGGCCGCCGGTTCAACCCGATCAGGTACGGCTCGCCTTTCGTCACCGGACCGCCGAAGTCCCGGACCGACGCGATCGCCGGCTGCCCCGGCGGGGGCCGATAGCGCGACGCATCCGACACGAACCGGTACGTCACCGTCTTGTTGGTGATCTGGTTCGCCTCATCCCGGATCTTCGTGATCACCGTGGTCGCCCGGTCCACCGCCGATACGACAGTTTTCTTCGTCTCCGGGATGCCGTTGGCCTTCCGCGTCGCCGCATCCATCAGATCCGCAGCCGACTTCGCCCCGGGTGCCGACACGGCCGTGGACTTCCTCACCGGCAACTTCGCGTACGCACCCAGCAGGTCGTCGATCTGCTTCTTGTTCAGGCCGTGCGCGGCGGCCTGCGCCCGTATCTGTGCGATCGACCCCCGCAGCGACCGGTCGTACACGACATCCGCCACCGCCGCGTGCCCGGTCGCGGACGCGGCGTCGGCGAGGGCCTTCGCGTGGCCCTTCGCCGCGTTGATCGAATCGATGACGGTCTTGACCTGGTCCCGGCCGGCTTTCGTTCCCAGATCCAGCGACTGGGCGTACCGCTTCTGCTCCGGGTCCAGATCCTTGAACCCCTCGCCGATCGCGGCCAGCGAATCCCGGAACGCGATGTCGGCGGACACCGCATCCAGGTGGGTGTCGCCGATCGCGAGGAGCTTCAGCCGGTACACCTCAAGTTTCGCCTTCGCCTTCTCGGCGGCGGCACCGGCCTCGTCGAACCCGAGGGCGGCGGCGTGGCCCGACTTCAGCGACGCGTCCACAGCGGCGGCGTACTTCGGGAACAGGTCGGTCAGCGTGCCCAGCGGCACGCCCTGCGCATGCAGGGCCTCACCCAGTTCGGAGAATGCCTGCACCGCCTCCCGGGGGCGGGTCTTGAACAGGTCCGACAGGGCGTCGTCGAGCTTGTGCATGCCATCGACGCCGCCCTGCGACACGATGCTGCTGGTAGCGCGTGACAGTTCCCGGATGTCGCCGGAGAACTTCGGGACGTCCGCCCGCTCAAGATGGTCGGCGAAGACCCCGATCGCGTCCCCCGTGCGGCGGGCCTCGTCGGAGACCGCCCCCAGGCCGGTGCCCATGTCCTTCAGCGGCGACGCCGGCACGAGGTGGATCGCCTGGCCGAGATCGACGACGCGGTCCTTGATGGAATGCAGCGCAATCAGGACCGCCGCGGACACGCCGACGATCCCACCCATCGACAGGGCCAAGCCCTTGGTGGACGCCACCGCAGCCTCCTCAGACAAGGCCATCCCGGTGAAGTCGATCGACAACTTGTCCAGCACGGCGCCGGTGGCGACCCCCACCAACTGGAAGCCTTTCATCGCCAGGACCAGAGCACCTAGCCCGACCCCGGCCTCAACGACCGGCCCGGGCAGGTGCTGCATCCCCGACACCAACGACCCCAGCGGCCCCAGGATCTCATTCAGGGCCACCGTGCCGCCCTTGAGCAACGGGATGAACAACTTCCCCACGTTGGCCTGGAAGTCCTTGAACTGGGCGTTGGCGATCCGCTGCTGGTTCGCCACACCACCGGAGGTACGGGCGAAGTCACCTTGCGCAGTGGTGGTGTTCTTCAGGATCAGGTTGTACCGGGCGATGACCTTCTCACCCTCGGTCAACTGCTTCGCGCTGGTCTTGCCCGTCTCCCGCATCGCCTCCTGCTGGACAGCGGCCTCGGACAGGGCGACGCCGTACTTCCGCAGCGGCTCCGCCTCGCCCAGCAGGCCGGACCGCAGATCTTCCAGGACCTGGGTGGGGTCGGCGTTGTTGAACGACGCCAGGTCCCCGGCGAGTTTCACCATCGCCGTGGACATGCCCGCCGCCGGTTGTTGCCCGACCTTCAACGCCACGAACAGGTTCCCGAACGTGGACGCCGCCTCCACGGCCTCCTGGTTGGACAGGCCGATCGACTTGGCGGCGGTCTGCCCGAACTTCAGGACCTGATCGGCGGCGCCGCCGAAGACGACCCCGGCCTTGGACACCGACTCGTTCATGTCGGACGCGGCGTGGGCTGCGTCGAACCCGAACTTCAACACCGCCACCCCGGCGATGGCCGCGCCGGTCGCCAGGCCGGTTTTCAGGGCGGCACCAGACAGACGCGAGGACTGCGCGATCTGCGCGTGCGCGGCCTTCGACTTCACGCCGAGTTGGTCGGCGGACTTGGCCGCTCTGTCGGAGGCGGCCGACAGTTTCCCCACCTCGGAAACGGCGCCCTGCGTCCTGCCGTCGATGGTGACCAGGAGCCGTTCGGTCAGCGCACCCACGTCACCGCCTCACTCATCGCCGGCCAGCGCGTCGGCCAACAGCAGCAGATCCCGCATGGACTGCGAACGGACGACAGCGGGTGGCCAGCCGAACCGGCGGACCGCCCACACCACTAGGTCGTCCCCCCGGCGGCCCCGTCGTCTTTTGGGTCCACCACGGGCAGGCCGTCCCCGAACTCCATCGGCCGGTCATCGGCGACCTTCTCGACCCGCACCTGCCGGGCAGTCAGCGCCCCCGCCCGCTTCTTCGCCTCGTCCAACGGCACGGCCCGATTGAAGAACACGGCGATCATCGCCCGGCGGGCCTCCGCCTCCGTGGTCGGGTCGAGATAGTCCCACTTCAGCCGGGTGTCGTTCTCCGCCATGCACATCTCGTCGAGGGTGAAGTCCTCCGACGTCCACTCACGCGGCCCGTCGGGGCCCTCCACCCGGAACAGGAACGGCACCGGGTCACCCAATCTTGGTGACGGCGCCCGCAGCGTTCCACGAGCTGGTGAACTTCAGCGGGTCACCGACGCCGCCGGAGACGGAGAAGTCCGGCAGGATCGTGCCGTACCAGTACTGCGCCGGGTCGTTCACGAGGTCGGTGTAAAGGTACATGGGGCGGGCGATGCCGTCGATCGCCGCCGTGTACGCCTGGACCGTCGCGTCGTCGTAGCTGCCGGCGAAGGTGCCCTGCGCGTCGGGCAGGCCGGCGACGTACACCTTGTTCGTGTCGCCCATCGCCGTGACGTCGGCCTTGTCGGTGGAGAAGTTGATCGTCCACGTGTCCACGAACGCGATCGGCGTCGCGACCCCAGCGGAGGTCAACGCCATGTACAGCCGCCCGTTCCGTCCATGCCTTCGCGCCACAGCTACTCCTTGTCGATCAGCCGCAGCAGTTCGGCGGCGTGGTGGGTGAACGTGCGCTCGGCGATGGCCGCCTGCGCCTTCATGGCGAGTTCGGCCCGTTCGGTTTCACGGGGCAGCCAGTACCGCAACAGTTCCGATGCCTCGCCGGGATCGGAGAACGACGGCAGCATCCCCAGTACCTCGTCCGACTCCGGGCGCGGGTCGCGGAGGAAGAACAGCCCGCACGCGGCCTGCTCGACTTCCCGGGGGCCCATCGCCCAGCCGGCGGCGAGGTGTTCGCCTTCGGCTTCGCGGCGGTACAGGTTCAGGCCGCACCGGGCGGAGCGGTACAGGTCGGCGGCGGCCGTATTGTCCAGGCACTCGCCGAACTCGTTCGCCACCAAGTCGGCCAGCGGCGTGTCAGCGGCCAGCCGCCAGTTCCCGGCCAGCCGGACCCGCAGCCCTGACAGGTCCATCTGTCGCAGGAACTCGATGCGCGACGGGAAGCCGGTACCGACGAACGTCAGGTCCGCCGCGAGCGAGCCGAACCCCGGCCCGGAGTGGTGTACACCCGGGCGGTACGCGTGCGGCATGTACACCGTCGGCCCGGCCGCCCGGAACCGCTCGATGTTCGTCGGATCGTTGATCAGGTTCAGGTCGGCGTGCTCGGCCAGTCGTAGCTGCCGGTTGTCCTCGTACGGCGACTCCGTGTGGAGCAGCACCACCGTGGTACCGAGCCGCCGGGCCTGGTCCAGCAGGTCCAGATCGCAGAAGAACGACGAGATCGACAGCAGCACGTGCGGGCGGACCTTGAACAGCGACGCGGCGAGCCCGTTGACGGCAAGCTGGATCGCCTGGTCGGGTTGCAGCGCCTTACGGAACTTCCCGTCGTCCTCGGTGGGCAGCAGCGCGTTGGTGTAGAACGTCAACCGGTCGTCCAGGTTGAACGGGAACACCTCCACGCCGAGCCCGAGCAGGGCCTCAGCCCAGCCGGTATACACGTCCGCCACCGACCACGACGGGCCGGGGTGGGCAATGAGGACCCGCACTAGAAGTCCTCCCGGGGGAACGTGGCGACCGCTTGCATCAGGAAACACTCCTTCTGCTCGTCGAACGCCATGTCCCAGTCGAGCCGGCCGATCGGCATCCCGCCGTAGCCGTCGATGGCCGCCGTCAGATCGTCGATGCGGTCCTGCCCCTCCTCGGACTGGATGTCCGGCACGTACAGGCGGACGAACAGCAGCCACTCCGTCGGGCGGATTCCGGCGGTGGACACGGTGACCGCCGCCCCGGCGATGACCGGCGGCTCGAAGGCGTAGACGGTGACCGTGGTGTCGTTGACCGCTAGGACGACCGCGGTGGCGGTCGCGGCGCGGGCCGCCTTCAACGTCGTCACCCGGTGAACACCTGCATCATCAACTTGCGGGTCTCAGCAGCGAAGATCACGGGCACCTGCCCCTTGAACGCGTCCACGCCGTGCCGGAACGGGTGCTTGCCGCTGGTCCCGGGGTGGTGCACGACCTTCCGGTACCCGATGCCGGGGATCAGCAGGACGTGCCGCCTTTGGAGTCGGCTCTGCCGCTTGCGTTTGCTGGATCCCTTCGTCGCGAGGATCTTCGGGATGCTGTGGGCTTTCGTGTCCCGCTCGATGAGTTGCAGCGGCCCCTTCGCGGAGACGACCGCGTACGCGCCCCCGGCGCCCTGCCGGATCCTGTACCCGGCGCCGATGTGGACCTGCCGGTGGCCGCGGAACCCTTTCACGCCCATGTCGGGCACGGCGTGGCGGATCTCCGCGACGATGGACTCCTTCATGCCCAACGCCGAACGTTGCACCGCCCGCCTCTGCACCGCAGGCAGGTCGTAGCCGTAGGTGCGGCACTGCCGGGCGAACCCGGCCAGGTCGGTGCTCATGCGATCAGCGGCGGCCGGGCCGGTGCGGCGGCCAGCTTGTTCCGGACCGAGTTCGGCAGCCCTTCGAAGTCGGGCACGAACCCCGAGTCTCCGTACGTCGCCGAGCCGTGGGCCTGGGATTGGTTCCACCAGTGCCGGATCAGGTCGAGGCATGCCCCGTCCACTCCGGCCGGGACGGTCGCGTACCCGGCGGTGTAGGTCACGTCGTACAGCCCGCACAGCCAGGTGGGGTAGGACTCGATCAGCCCACCAAGGGCGTTCCGCACGTATAGCGTGGCCACGTCCACAGCGGAGGAGTACGGAGTCACGGGGGTGATCGCCGTCACCGCCTGCACCGGCACCAGCGGGAGCGTGAACACCCGCCCCTGCGCCGACACCCGGTCGGTGCGGGTCTGGACGGTGCCCTGGACTTCGCGGAGGATCCGCGCCGACGCCCACCCGATGATCCGGTCCAGCATCGCGTCGTCGTTGGTACCGGTCAGCCGCAGGTACGCCTTGGCGTCCTCGAACGACACGAGCCGGGGGTACGTCGCCGGGTCGAACACGTCGAACACGTCGGTGTCTTCGCCAGCGTTCACACCGGACGAGGTCCACGTCGCGCGGTAGTGCCCCGCAGTCAACCCTGCGGGGACTTCGAAGTGGAACAAGCCCAGGGAGTCCCGGGTGATCTCGGCCGGGGACGGCCAGTGCTTCACCACCGCAACCGACCCGGGGGCCGTGTTGACGTAGGTCAGCAGCAGCGCCCCCGGGTCGGCCAGCGCCCCGGCGATGTCCTTGACGGGCGTGGAGAGCCGGAACGGCTGGCCCGTCGAGTACAGGGCCATGTCAGAGGGTCGCCCGCCAGATGCCGTTGGCGTTCCACACGATCGTGAATGTGCCAGCGGTCACGGACTGGGTGCCCCCGAAGTAGTTGTAGCAGATGCCCTGCTTCGCCACCGGAGCCGCGATGGTGTCGTCGTAGACCAGAGTCCCGAACGCGGCGGCGATGGTGACGTTGCCCGCGCCGGAGGTGTCCACGGCGTCGAAGAACACCACCCCGGAGGTGCCCGAGTTCACCACCGGGGTCACCAGCGGCCGGCCGCCCGCGACCCAGTTGGTAGCGTCGGTGATCTCGTTGCCGACAGTCCACACTCCGGTGTTGTACGCGGACGCGGCCGAGGCGACGTTCTGGTCCGGGGTGGGGGTGGTGCCGAACAGGGCGGCCTTGCAGGTGTCGGTGCCGTCGAGGTCCATCGCGGTGGTGTTCGCGACAATGTCGGCGAGGTACGCCCGGAACACCTTCGAGTTGGTCCAGGCCACGGTCAGGTCCCTTCTGCTGCGAACGATGCGCACGGGGCGTACACGGCGACGTCGTTGCCGTCGTCGCGGGTGGTCACCACGGCCAGGAACGCATCGACGTACGAGTCCGGCGACAGCAGCACCCGGTTCGCGAGCTGCTTCCGCTTCGGCCCGGTTGTCGCCGCCGACTGCCCGCCGGCGTTCAGCGCCTCGGCCATCACCGTGCCGCAGTACCGGACCATGCCGTCCCGCACCCGCGCCCGATACCCCAGGTCGGCGATGACCTGCGCGCCCTGACCGAGCGTCAACGCCATGACAACCTCCTACAGGGTCACGGTTCAGTTGTCAGAAGGAGGGGCCGGGGCGAGGCGGGTCATTGCCTGTTGGGGGAACGACAGCCGGCGCCCCGGCCCCCCGACTACGGGCGGGCCTTGCGTGCGGCGCACCGCACGTCACACGGCGCCCACTGCTGATCCACCGTCACGTCGGTGAACCCGACCTCGGCCAGCACCGCCCGAAGCGCATCCGGATCCACGTTGCCGTAGTGCTCACCCGCGTACAGCACCGGACCGCCGTCCACCCCGGAATGCACCGGGCGGCCAGGTCCGGCCATCGTCGCCACGAACAGGCCACCCTCGGCCAGCGCCTTGAACGCGGTCGCGCAGATCCGCGGCCACTCCGCGGCATGTTCGAAGCACTCGGTGGACAGCACCACGTCGTACTCGCCGTCCGGGGTCCACGTCGCCGCGTTCGCGATGACGTCCACGCCCGGTCCGTCGGCGATGTCCAGCACGCGGTAGACGACGGCGTTGGGGAACAGTGACCGGGGGGTTCCGTTGACGTCCCTGCCGCCCAAGTCCAACACCCTCACGGGCGCGTCGGTGCCGAACCGGGTCACCCACCGCATCGCCTCGTCATGCACCGGGATGCCAGACGGTGGAGTGGTCGCCGTCGTAGTCGGCCGGCGGGTCCGCGGTGAAGAAGTACGCGGCGACGGAACGCCGCCACCGGGACGCGGCCAGCGGATGCCCGTGCCAGGAATGGTCCGAGGTCTGGAACACCACGGTCCGGCCGAAGTCGGGGGTGACGTCCGCCGCCTTGCCGTCGGCGGCCCACAGTTCCAGGTGCCCGCCCGGGTCCTGCCAGTCGTCGTTGAGGTACACGAGCAGGTTCAGCCGCCGGAAGTTGCCCGTACGGGGCGACCGGTTGAAGTCCGTGTGGACCTTCAGGTACCCACCGGGCTCGATCAGGTGATACCCGCCACCGACGGTCTCCATGGTCAGGCCGCCGATGCCGAACGCGACCTCCAGGTCCGGGGTGCGGGCCTCGATCTGGGCGAACAGGTCGCGAGTGTGCGGCCCCCACAGAACCGGTGGTCCTTCCAGCTTCCGCTCCGTGTCGGAGGCGTACCGCCGCCACCCGGGCGCGGCGGGGTCGGGGAACTCCTCGACAACCGCGGCGAGCAGCGCGTCGTCCCACCAGCCATTCAGGACCAGATGGGGGAACGGCGCGGTCCGCACAGTCAACGCGGCGGTCACAGGTGCTCCGCCATGCGCGCCTCGAACAACGCCTTGTCCTCCGCGACATGCTCGGCGCCCAGCCGGTACGTCTCATCCGTCGGGGCCTTCGCGAACAGCGGATGCAGGTGCTCCACCACCGCATCCAGACACGGCGCCCACACCCCGCGGGCCTTCGCCACCGTCACGATCTCGTCGTCCACGTACCAGTGCCGGTACCCCTCGTGGGCGACGACACCCGGGCCGTCGAGGGAGGCGCCCATGCCGTCCACGTACTTGCGGCGGATGAGCAGGTGCGTGGCGTGCTCGCCGGCCATGACCCGTGAATTCCCAAGGTCATTGGTGCCGACCACGTGGAACCGGTCACCGGCGGCGTGCTGCGCCCAGTCCAGCCACCCGGGGTAGAACCTGACGTCGTCGCCGACGACGAACAGCCACGGCTCCCCGACCTCGCGGTACCCGGCGTTGACCTTCTCGGCGAAGGTGCCGGGGCGCTCTCCGGGACGGCCGCCCTTGATGATGACGTCAGCCCCCGCCGACCGCCACGCAGCGATCGTCTCCTCGTCCTCGATGTCCGCCACTGCGTACACCGTCGCGAGCCCGGTGCTCGCGCGCAGCGACCGTATGAACGGCTCCGCATTGCCCGGCCGGCCCAACACTGGCACGACCACCGCCACCTCAGCCGTAGCCGGCGGCGGAACCCTCAGCCGTCCCCGTCCTGCCTGCCCCTGCCCAACCGAGACGCGCGCGTCGCCGGCGGACTCGTGAACAGATCCGGCCGGGCCTGCACCACCTGCTCCGCCTCGTCCAACACCTGCCCCTCCTCCACCCACACCGGCATCCCCGCCGCGCCCACGAACCCCGTGACCGTCGCCTTCACCTTCGCCACCGAAACCTCCACGCTGCGCGAAGTACGCGTCCATCGTCAGTTCGCGGTCCTTGATGTGCCCGAGCTGAACCGACGTGTTCACCCACACCGGGATCCCCAGCAGACCGGCCCGCCAACAGAACCCGATGTCCTCCGACACCGGCTGTCCGTCGTGCTCCAACTCCTGGAACCACGGGAACGCGTCGTTGAACCCGCGCCTGCCCGGCCGGCCCGGGATCTCAGCGTCCCGGATCCGCACGAGCACCGACTTGTGCATGAGCAGGCACGCCGCGCCGGTCGCCGCCACCTGGAACATGGCCTCCGGCGGCCACTCGTGGTACCGGATCACCTGCGGGTGCTGCTCGTCGCCGACGAGCCCGAACAGGGTTGGTTGGATATCGCCCTTGTCGTCGAACCCGAAACACAGGCCGCCGACGATCGGCGCCGACTCGGGGTCGGCGAACTCCAGCAGCCGTTCCACCACGTCCGGGCGGAACGTCATGTCCGTGTCCACCATGAACAGCCAGTCCGCCTGGCCGTACTCCAGGAACCGGCGGATCAGCCCATTGCGGGGACCGGACAGGTTCGCGCCGGACTGCGTGGCGAGCCGGCCGCCGCCCTTCACGATCCGCTTGTGGAACGCCGTGTCATACACCAGCAGATCCACCACCGACTCCATGAACCCGGCGTGAACCAACCCGGGGTGGAGATATGCGATTACCACCTTCTCCGACGGGTCCCTCACGAGGCTGGCCCGTCAACGGTGAATGTACGGCCCGGGTTGTCCTCGGCGTCCATCACGGCACCCGAGATACGCACGGCGTCTTCGCTGAGCAGGTCCCACGCGGTGACCCGGACCTCCGCCACGGAGCCATCGTCGGCGTAGATGCTGGTGAACGACGGGGTGACGAGCTTCCCCTCGGTCCACCCGGGAGCGTCGTCATCCTCCACCCGGAACCGTTTCGACCGATACCCGGACGGTCCGTCGGCGGGCCCCAGGATCCGCCAGCCAGCAGGCAGCCGCGCATCCTCTGCCGCGATTTGCGGGAGGAGCGCGTCGGATATAAGCACTTCGTACGTGGGCATTGCGGGCCTCCATGAGTCGGCCCGGGTCGCATGGAACGACCCGGGCCGACGGCCTATAGACGGGGGGGTCACACACCGGACGGCGTGTGCCCTGCTGCCTGCATCTGCTGCCGCATGCGTTCCATGGCCACACCGGTGGCCGCCACGCACGCCGCCGTGATCGCCGCCGCGTTCGGCTGCGACGGCGGATCCGCCATCTTCATCTCCGCTGCGTCCATGGTCACTTGCCCGACTTCAGACCCGAGCCGGACGCGCTCGACGCGCCGGACGCGCCCGTCGCGGCGCTGGACTTCGGCGCCGCCTTCGGGGTCTCCTCCGACTGGAGGTCCGGGTCCGCCATCACCGCGCTGGTCCTGCCCTCGCCCTCGTCGTCGGCAGGCCCCACCGGGTGGAACGCCTCCGGGTTGGCCTGCACGACCGGGTTGGAGTCGTCGAGCACCGTCCCCGCGTCCGCAACCTTGCGCTCGGCCGGGGTCTCGAACACCGGCTCGTCGTTCGTCACCAGCGCCATCAGTTCCTCCTTAGTCAGCGGGTCTTCCGCAGGATGATCAGGCCGTAGCGATAGGTCACCGACTCCACGTCGCCCGGACGCTCCAGGCAGTCCAGGAACGACCGTGCCATGGTGAGCATCGACGGCTGGCAGGGGCCTGGACCCGCCCAGGACGGGAACCCGACGGCCTCCCGATCTGTACGCGCCGACCCGGCTAGCCAAGCGCGGTGAACGCCGCGGTGGTGTTCAACTGCAACAGGCGAAAAGCCGACGGATCGACCACGTCGGCACCAACTCGCCAGAAAGCATACCATCCGCCCTGGCCGGTCGGCCGGAAGTTGCTGGACTTGACCATCGGGTCGTAGATCACGGACATGCCGACGCGGTCCACGATGTAGTACTCGGCGAAGTTCCCCGCCAGGAGGATGTTCGCGCCGGTCGTCACCGCCGCGGTCATCGCCGACGCCTCGTAGATCGGCTGCCCCAGGAGCTGGTTGGGGACGCCCATGCCGAGGTTCGCCCAGAACGCCGAGCCGCCGGCGGTGTCGAACCGCCGCGCCAGGGAGAAGATCTTCTTGTTGCCGATCCACGTCGCCTGTGCGGCGTCGCGGGGGCGGAGCGCGTCGCTCGTGTTGTAGATGTCGTTGACCGCGAACACGCTGATCGTGCCCGAGGTGACGATCGACGCGGTGACCGCGGCGACCGCGGCGACGACGCCGCGGGGGACCGTGGCGCCGGTGTTCGCCACGGCGAACGCCGCGGCCTCCAGTCGGTCCTTCGCGTCCGCCAGCAGCCGCCCTAGTTCGGCGGCGAACCCGGAGTCGGCCAGCACCTCATACGAGCCGAACACCCACGCGTCGGCCTTCTTCGGGGTGATCTTCGGCTGCGCGAACCCCGGCGACGCGTCCGCGGCCTCGACGCCTTCCGCGGTCCACTCCGCGGACACGCCGGCGGAGGTCACGCCGTTCCAGTCGTCGGTGGCGATCGTCTTGATTGTCGAGATCGACCGGAACGGGTTCGCCGCGCCCGCGTTCGTCAGGATGATCGTCGGGTCCAGGGTGAACGGCACCAGGTACCCGCCGTTGGCGTCCGTCAACGACATCGCCGCGCGCATCGCCTCACCGACGTACGTGCCACGGGACGCGACGTACTCCCGGAACTGCTCGTGGTACTCCGGCGACCCGGTCAGCAGCATGTGCCGGGCGATCAGCGGCGCGTGCCGGTTGTCCAGGTGCAGCAGGTCATCCATGCGCTCCCGCGCCGCGTCGTCCACGTGGCGGGGGGCGGTCTCGACGGCCTTCAGCGCCCGGGAGATGGTGTCCTTCTCGTCGTAGGCGCCGTGGTTCCACAACGACCGGACGAGCTGCTCCTGCGTCTCGAACGGCTCGACGTGCCGCATGACTTCCGGGGCGGCCGGAGTGCGGGTCCGCGCTGGGGACGTGGACTCCACCGCTTCCGGCACCAACCGCGCCCGCAGCACCTCCGCGACCCGCTCCTCGTGCTTGACCGCGTCGCCGTGCTGCGCCTTCTTCTCGTCCCACTCATCCAGGAGCGTGCCGGCCCGGGAGATGTCCTCCTCGGTGGCGTCGTCGTTGCCCTGGATCACGTCGATCTCGGCGCGCAGAGCCTCCATCTCCTCGCCGAGAACCTCGGACCGCTTCCGTGCCATCAGATACCCCTGTCCCGTACAGCCGCCCGCAGGCGAAGCAATTGGTGCCGAACGGAGGGCCCCGCCGACGGGGGCTGGTCCTCGGCGGCCTGGTCCCGATCGGGAGGGGCCAGCGGCATCTCCTGGTCCCCGCCGAGACGGAGAGGGGTGGATGCCAATGCTTGCTCGATCATTGACCGCACGGCGACAATGCTCGCGTCCGCATATGCCGGCGTGGGGGTCGGGCCATACTCGATCAGCCCGAGCGCCATCCGAGTCACCGTCGGAAGTGCAGATCCAGAGGCCCCGGGCCGAGCCTTCGGAATCCGTTCCGGATTCGATTTGTAGATCGGCCCCCGGAACGAGTACCCCCGGATGTCGCCGTTGTCGATCGCCGCCAACACCGCATCGGCCAACGGCGTCGTGTTGTACCGGGTCACCGTCCGCAGACCCCGCCCGTCTGGTCGGATCTCCACCGGAGAGCCGATCGGCACCGACCCCAGATCCGACGGGGTGCCGTGCAACGTCAGACCGTGGTGGTAGTACACGCCGATGCCAGCCAGCCCACGGCCTAGTTGCCGATCGAACGCCGACCGGTGGATCCGCTCGTTGTAGTGCCCGTGTCGATCGGAGATCTCCGTCAAGACGTCGAACGGGGTCGCGTACGCCTCCACCGTCCGGCCGTCGCCGCCCTTGCCGGACCGCAGAATCTCGATCCCGTCCAACGCCCACGACCGGGCGTAGAAGGGCCGCTCGGCCTGATCGGTGTCAGCCACATCACCCTCCACTGGGCTGCTCGCTGTTCGCTGGCTGTTTCCCGTTTCCCGACGACGGGGTGGGCTGCGGGGAGGGGGGCAAACCGGCGCCGGCCTGGTTCAGCAGGCGCCGAGCCTCCTCGGCCGTCAGCACCGACGGGACGCCGAGGTACACCTTCTGCACCATCTCGACAAGGTTCCTGGCGGACCGGGCGGCGGCGTCCATGTCCTGCACCCCGCCGGGTGGGACCAACTGCACCGACACCAGGTCGGAGTGCACCAGTAGGTCCATGTTCCGGCCCGACACGGCCGCCACAGCCGAACCGGCGGTGAATCCGTCCCGTACCAGCCCGCCGATGGTGGCCGCCTCGATCTGCGCGATCTCGGCGGCGTCCTTGGCGTCCTCACGGAGGAACGCCACATCCCGGTCGTCGTACCACAGCCGGGACCCCGGGTACGGCGGCGGCACCAGCACCTCAAGCGACCCGGCGGCGTTACGCCACAACGACCGCATCGGCACATCCGACACCAGCCGGCGAGCCGCGGAGAAGTTCCCCGCGTTCAGCGACGCGCCCTGCAAGCCCTCCGACAGCGCCACAATCGCCGGGTGCACCCCGCCGGCCGCCGCGATCCGCGTCTCACCCGTGCCCTGAGTCGTCTTGAAGTCGATCTGCCGCATGTCCGCGCCGACGACCGTCACGTCGGCGCCGCCGCCGGTGTAGAGCGTCCTATACGCGTTCTCTACCCCGCCATGCTTGGCTTCCATCACATCGACGAACGCCTTGAATACGTCCGGGTCGGAGATCTCCTTCGGCAGCGACACCGCGAGGTTCGGAGTCGCGGCGTTCTCGAAGAACTTCAGCTTGTGTCGGGTTGCCATCGAGTCGGCCTGGATCTCCCGCACCACCGGCGTCAGCCACGACATTCCCCGGTACCGGGCCAGCGGGTCCGGCTTCGGCATGAAATGGGCGACCTCTTCGACCAGAAACACGGCCGGGGGGCGGTCGAACATGCCGCCCTCGTAGTACAGGTACCCGAGTTTCTTCCACCCGACCTGCCGGCCCTCGTCGTTGAGCCGCCGGTCGAATACGATCTCCACCCAGTCCGGACGGAGCCGGACGAACTCGTCGTCCATGACCGTCTCGAATGAGTTCCCGGCCATGTCCGCATCGAGCAACATCCGGGCCGTCAAGTCCCCCGTGGTCCCGCCCGGCCACGGCCGCTCCAGCAGCGACAGTTCCGGCCCGCCGAATAGGTTCCCCGGCCGGCCTTTGGTCAACTGCTGGAACTGGAACCGGATCTCGGAGAACACCGCGACCCGGACCCACTCGACTGCCGCGACGACGGTGTTGCCCATCAACCCGCCAGCGACATACCCGGCGAACGTGTCGGCGATCCGCTCCGCCTTCTCCTCCCCGTAGGAAGTGATGTACGGAGCCGGGGCCTGACCGTCGAACATCCACGGCGGCGGCTGGTACGCCCGCGCCACCTCGGGGCGTATCGGAGTGGCCGGCTTAACGAGCGCGTCGAGAAACTTCACGCCGCGCCTCCAGGTATCCGACGACGTACGCGGCGCCGATCAGCAGCAGCCCGGCGGTGATCACACCGGCCGGCCGGGAGTACATCCCCACCCCGACGGCCACCGCCACCGCGCCTAGCGCGGCCAGGACGGCAGCGGCGGCGCTCACCGCCAGTCCACCAACGGGACCGCCGGTTGCGGCATCGCCGTCAGCCCCCACAGCGCGCCCGTGGCCCCCACCAGCGGGGAGATGTCCACACCCGACTTCCGCCGCGACCACGCCCACAGACCGTCGCCGATGTCCCGGCGGCCGGCGCCCTGCAACGCGGCCAGCAGCCGCACGTCGCCCAAGTGCCGCAGTCGGCCCTCACGCACCGCCGTGGCGAACCCCTCGCACGCCTGGCCCATGTCCCGGCCGACCAATTCGGTCACGTCCTTTGGGCCGGACGGTGTCTCCGAGTTCGCTTGCCGCATCGTGAAGCCGGCCTTGTCCCAGGCCAGCGCGCCGACAGGCGAGCTCGGGTCGATCACCCACCCGACGGGCTTGTGGGCGAGCAGCTCCTTGCACCGCTCCAGCACCCAGTCCACCCCCGGCCGGTGGTCCACCACCTCGGCGTGCGGCAATCCATCCGACCGGCGTAGTACCGCGACAACCGACGCCGACCTTGAGCCGGGGGACGCATCGACGCAGTACACCGGCCGGCCGGTGGGGGCCGACTCCAGGTCGATGCCCTCGGCCCACTTCGCCAGCAGTTCGTCCACGTCCTCGTCCGGGTCGTCCCACCAGCCCAGCCGCTCCCGGGCGAACTCCGCCGGCGGCAGCGACTGCCGCTCCGCGCGCAGGTACTCCACGGTGATCCGATGACCCAACGTCGGGTTCGCTCGCGCCCACCGCGCCTCGTCGTCCAGCCGGCACCCCGGCGAGCCGAGCCGGTGGTCGCACGACTCGCCCAATTGGCAGTTCCCGGGCAGGTCGTCGCAGAACTCCATGTACGCCAACCGGCCGGGGCCGTCGGCAACCATCCGCCCCCGGTCACGCACCCCGCGCAGCACCGCCGACTCCGACAAGCCGGCCGACGCCCCGTACAACACCTGCGGGTCCGGCCGCGCCGATAGCGTGGGGAGCAGCGCGCCCATGTGCGCCGGCAGCAGGTACATGCCCTCGTCGAGCACCACCTTGTCGCCGGTCAGCCCCCGGCCGCCGCCCTTGGTGCGGGCCTTGAACTTCAGGCGACGGTCGCCCACCAGTTCGATGGCTTCCTCGCCGTTGCCCCGGTGTACCGCCTTCACGCGGCGGCGCAGCAGGTCCGATCCGGTGACCAATTCGTCCAGGTCGCGGAACGCTTCCTGCGCGGTCGAGAACTCGTGTGCCGACCAGATCACCAGCCGCTGATCCAGCAGCCACAGCCACCCGATCACAGCCTGCTTGAACAGGCCGGTGTTGTGAGTCGGTAGCAGATCCCGGCCGGCCAGGAACAGCCCGTCGAGGCTGGCTACCTTGATGCACCGGACAGGTACCGACGCGACCGGCTCGATAGCCTGCACACTCACCGTGAACCGGCCCCGGTTGCCGTCCGTCGCGCCGACTCGCATGGCCTTCCGTGGCAACCGGAACGGGAAGGCCCCGTCGCCCGTCTTCGGCGTAAAGGTCACCGTGTACTTCGGGCCACAGTCGCGTCCCGCGAGACGCGCCCGACCCTCTGTCATCCGCGCCCGCCAGCCCAGCGACCGGGCCAGGAATTCCACCGCCTCGCCGAGCCCGCGTCGCGTCGATGTGAAGGTGCACTGCCCCGTCTTCCGGTGGGCCGTGCCATCGGTATCCATCAGTCCCTGCAAGAGCGATTCCCGTTGTGCCGTTCCGGCGGCCAGGTAGGCGTCGGGGACGTGCTTGTTCACCAGCACGCCGAGCGCCCGCAGTTTCGCCCCGAAGCTGCGGGTCTGCCGACCGACACCCTGGGGGCAGGTGATCCCGACCGTGACACACGTTCGACCGACGCTGACCGTCGGCACGAACCCGCACCTGGCTACTTCGGCCAACCAATGCGGGACGTCGTCGGCGTGCGCAGACAGACTCGCCCCAGCCGACCTGCCATCGCCAAGCCAAGCGCCAAGAAGGTACGGATCCACCGGCAGGTCCACATCGGGCGTCTTGAGGGCATGTTGCCGAGGGAGCTGCCACCGGTACTCGGCCGTCAGGTAGGAAGTACCGTCCGCAACGACTGGCCGACGGCCGAGGCCACGGGCCAACCCCGCCTCGAGCAGGTCGGTGGTGGTCGCGATACACAACGGCCTCGGAACCCGCCGGTGGCCCATCCTCGTGTCGTAGACACCCCACAGGTGGTCGCCGTCCGCGACAACGGACCGCCCATCGGTAGTCCTCACCCGGTAGCAGGCGCGACCCAGGACAATGTCACTAACTGCCGTCACTGCCACCGTGTGACCCGCGGGGTGATACACCTCGTCCGCGACCTGCACCGTCGCCATCGTTCGCCAACCTGCCGCCGTCAAGATCGGCGTATCCCAAGCCAGCGCCTTCAAGTTCTGCCGGGCGCAGATCACCGCGATCTCGAACGCCGCAGCCCGATCGTCGGCGCCGACCGCGAAGATCAGGTCAAGGCCGCGGCGCTGCGCCGCATCCGGGGGAAACCCGACCGCCTCGCACAGTTCGGCGACCTCAGGTCCGTCCGTCCGCACATACGGCGGGCAGGTCAGGTACGCCGGCTCAACCAGCGTTGCGGCGGTCACGCCTCGCCCGGAGCTCATCCACCAGATCGGCGGTGCGGCCGGTGCCCTCGAGCGCCGCGTCCATCGTCGCCCGCAACTCCTTCACCAGCGCCGCAAAGCCAACCGCGGCCGTCGCCGCGTCGATCCGTGCTGCCAACGATAGAGCCGCAGCCCCCAAGTACGTGCCGGCCCGGTCCACTTCCTCGAGTTGCCTACGCACCGCTGCGGTCATCGGGAGGTCCACCGCGCGTGCTGGCGTTGCCGTCGATGGCACCTCGGCGATAACGTGCCCCCGACTCCCGCGCTTCCGACACGTCGCGCCGCAGAAACGGGAATTCGGCCGGATCGCATCATAGGAGCCGCCACACGAGTCGCAACGTCGTTTCATCGCTGCGGCCCCTCACCCGATCAGGGCTAGCTGTTCATTGCCGCCCCGATTGCCCCTTGCGCAGTTGCAACCCAGATGTGAGGCCCTCTTGTTAGCCGCCGTGTCCATGCCACCCTGCGACAGCGGCACGAGGTGATCGATGCTAGCTGCCCGAGGGTCCGGCCACCGCCGCGTCCGACTGATGGGCTGCCCGCAGATACCACACCGCCACCGGTCCCGGTCGAAGATCTGCCGATCGGTGATGCCATCCCACGTGGCCAACCGTTGCGTGCGACGCCTGCGCCCCTTCGCCCGGTACCGCATGCGCTTCTCGACGCACCGCCCGCCGGTCCGGGCGTCCGCCGCATGCCGGTTGCTACACACAGGCGAACAGAACTTCCGCTGGTGCGACACCAAACGGTCCGCGCACCACAAACACCGACGACTCTTGCCGATGTGCAGGCCCAGCCGGCGGCTGGGCCGGCACATCCGCCGTTCCGGTGGCAACGACCCTCGGCCGCCCCACAACAGCCGGCCGCAACTGCCAGCGCACACGGCGTCGGGGCTGCGGGGCATTGCGCCACCCCCCGTCACGTGACATGCCGTGTGCAGAGAGGGGCGTGAGAGC